ATTTAGATATTAATACCAACTTACCAATGTGGACAAGAAACACTTGTAAGTATGGTGATAACTTTGTTTACCTTAAACTTGACCCTGAAAAAGGTGTTGTTGGTGTTCAACAATTGCCAACAATTGAGATTGAAAGACATGAGGTCGGTGTGAGCCAAAAAATTTCCGTAGACATTACAAAAGAATTAGATAAGGATAAAAAATCTTTACACTTTACGTGGAAGAATAAAAATATGGAATTCCAATCTTGGGAAATTGCTCACTTTAGATTATTAGGTGACGATAGAAAACTTCCATATGGTACTTCTATGTTGGAAAAAGCAAGAAGGATTTGGAAACAACTTTTACTTTCAGAAGATGCGATGTTGATTTATAGAACATCAAGAGCACCTGAAAGAAGAATGTTTAAAGTGTTTGTTGGAAACATGAATGATGATGACGTTGAAGCTTATGTACAGCGTGTTGCCAACAAATTCAAAAGAGAACAAATTGTGGATAGTAAAACAGGAAACGTGGATATGAGGTTTAACCAAATGGCGGTTGACCAAGATTATTTCATACCTGTACGTGACCCTGCCGCTCCTGACCCAATTACAACATTACCAGGTGCAACAAACCTATCTGAAATTGCGGATATCGAATACATCCAAAAGAAACTATTAACAGCTCTTCGTGTACCTAAGGCATTCTTAGGATTTGAAGAAGTTGTTGGTGATGGTAAGAATTTGGCATTACAAGATATTCGTTTCGCTCGTACCATCAATAGAATTCAAAAAAGTATGATTGCTGAATTAAATAAAATTGCAATTGTACATCTATTTTTACTAGGTTTTGAAGACGAGCTTGCAAACTTTACATTAGGATTAACTAACCCATCAACACAAGCAGATTTGTTAAAGGTTGATGTTTGGAAAGAAAAAATACTATTGTATAAAGATTTGGTTGCTGACCCAGGAAATGGTATTCAAGCAACATCATCCACTTGGGCAAAAAAACATATCTTTGGGTGGTCAGATGAAGAGATTCGTCTTGATTTACAACAACAAAGAATTGAAAGAGCTGTAGGTGAAGAACTTAAAGCAACTGCAACAGTTATTACAAAAACAGGAATATTTGATAATATCGATAAACTTTATGGTAGTGCCACAGGGGCAACACCTCCAGCGGGAGCGGCAACAACTCCTGGTGGTGGTGAAGAACTTGGAGGTGCAGCGCCACCGCCACCACCTGAAATAGGTGGAGGAGCAGAATTACCGCCTCCACCAGCTGGCGGTGAAGAAGCTCCGCCTGCAGGAGGAGAACCGACAATACCTGAAAGTAAAATGGATAACTTGAATATTTTAGTTGAAAATAACCTTATTGATGGAAATAAATTCATTGATTTGGGCATGGCGCAAGAATCTTTGGGAGAAATTTCAAAAGAATTAGATAAGTTACTAAATTCGTAATATTTATATTGAAAATCATAACAAATGACATTCGGAAAAATAAAATCCATAATCGAAAACAACTTACTTGAGTCTTACAAGAATGAAAAAGATTTTAAAAAATCTTTAAGAGAATTTAAACACAATGTTTTAAACGATAAGTCAATGTCAAAGGCTTATGCGGTGTATGACCAGTTAAGTTCACCACAAGGATTATCCGAATCAGATGCTAAAGATTATTTGGAAGAAGGTATTAATTTATTACAAAGAATATTACCTACAATTAAGCTTCCAAAGGCATTAGAAGAAAATTCTGTAAACAAATATTCAGATATTGACACTTTGGTTTATACCAATAAAGTTAATATTGCGGAAAGAATTCAATGTAAAAAAAATATAATTTCTGTTCTAACTTTAAGAAAAGATTCGATTAAAGAATCTATCAATATACCGATTAAATCAATGGTTAATATTGCAAATCAAACTTTAAGAACTTACATTGAAAATTTAGATGAAAATTCTAAAAAAGAATTTTTTCAAATAATATCAGAAGACACAAAATCTTTGGAGTCTAAATTTCAATTAATGAAAGAAAATACAATAACAAAATTACAAGTTATTTTAGACAAAGAAGATGAAGCAGAATTAAAAAATAAAATTTCTGAAACCATAGATACAATCAGAAAAGAACAATTTGACCAAATAAGTTTTTTAAAACTTAAAAATTTGGAAGGTTCAATTTAAGATTTTCTAATTTTTTCACTGTGAACTGCCTTTAGAATCTGTATTCTTTTTCTAACAGAAGGCTTAGTATATTCTTTTCTATCTTGGAGCAATTGATTTTGTTTGGTTTTAATAACTTTCGATTTCAAAGTTTTTAAAGCTCTCTCGATATTTTCTCCGTTTTTAATTTCTATTATTAACATATAATACAAATATCTTGATTTATAATAAAATTTTTGACATTTGATTAAATATGACTTATTTTTTTATAAAATAAACGTATTAACAATGAAAATTAATGAAAAAAGGCAAGAGTGTGAAATTAAACCTCTATAATCCGATTAAATCGGTATATGGGACAGTGGACTCGAAAGATTTAAAATCAGTATATATAAACATTCAATCATGGGTAACACCAAAGTATGATACAGATAATTGGCATAGAGTTGTTTGTAATTTAAGTAGAGAAATAAGACATTCAGTTTATAATTCGATAGATACTAAAATTTTCCAAGAAAGGAGTATTGTTGATTTGGATTTACGAACAAGCGGAATTTCAGAGGGTAAAAAATCTTTTTTTAATTTAGAAGTAAACTTATATACAACATCAGAAATTGATTTTAAATGCCCCGAAATTAAAGAATCTGTTAAATCAATTGTTAAAAGTATTTTCAAAAATAACATAAAAGAAAACGAATATTTTGACTTTTCAATTTCAAAAAAAGTTGAAAGTGAATAAACATTCAATGTTTGTATATTTATTTTAAAAGATTAAATGAAGAATTTAAGAATTTTAGAAGCAAATGAAATCGGCCACGGTATATTGATAGAGATGGATGCGGGATGGGTTTCACCAAAAGAAAAATTTAATGCAGATGTTTTAAAAGAAGCTGCAAATTTAGATTATAAAAATCCTTTTGAATTTTACGCAGTATTACAAAAATACGATACCGCAAATAGAAACGGTAGATTTTACCCTGAAAGGATATTAAAAAGAGAAGCGGAAAATTATAAAAAAGCAATATCAAAAGGACTGTCAACATCAGAACTAAATCATCCTGAATCATCATTAATTGATTTAGATAGGGTGTCACATTTGATTACAGACATATGGTGGGATAAGAATATTCTAATGGGGAAATTAAAGTTGTTAACATCACCAGGATTCCATGAAAGAGGAATTGTTTCCACAAAAGGAGACCAAGCAGCTAACTTGATGAGACAAGGGGTAACACTCGGAATATCATCGAGAGGTGTAGGTTCATTAAAAAAAGTTGGGGAAAGAAATGAAGTTCAAGATGATTTTGAATTAATTTGTTTTGATTTGGTATCATCACCATCAACACCAGGTGCATATCTTTTTTCCAATCCTGAAGACCGTTCAAAATATGATGAAAACTTAGAAGAAGAAAGAATTATGAAACAACAAAATAGTGGTGGAGGAATGGACAAATCTATTGACTTAATGAAGAAATTAAACGATTTTTTAGGAAAATAAAACTATGGACGAAAAGTATTTTGTAGCAAAAATTCAGTATGATTTACCTGACGAAAATACGGGTAAAGTTAAAAAAATTAGAGAAGAAAAACTCGTTAAAGGTTATTCCGTCACAGATGTTGAAGCGAAGGTAACCAAAATATACGAATCGTTTTCACATGATTGGAGAATAACATCAGTCTCAGAAAGTAAAATCGATGAAGTAATCGAAAAGTAATTAAAGTTAAAGTGGTCAAATTTGACCACTTTTTTATTTATATACCATATTTATAATAAATAATTTAAACATGTTATTTAATGTATTAATTCAATCTGGTAATTCACCTACGGAAAATTATACTGTAAGCGCTAATACTATGATTGATTGTATTTCTTATTTTGAAGGATTAGGAAAAAAAATTAACATGATTAATGTGGTTGAAAATAAAAATATGATAATTAATAACCCATCATTAAATGGGTGTTATAACGTATTATTAAAAAATTCTATAACAAATCTAGTTATTTCATATGTGATATATGACAACTACGAAAATTCATTAAATTGGGCAACCCAACAATCAGGGTTTCAAATAAATTCTTTTAATTATCAGTCAAAAATTTTTGTGTCTATTTAAAGGTATAAAAGGATTTTTTTAAAATTGATACTATTTATTAGTTAAATAATTGAAGATTAATGCAAGATACTAAAAAAAACCCAGTCGAAGAGGCGCTTATTCAAATGAAAAATGTTGAAGAAGCAATTGCCGAAAATGCAAAAGGAATACTTGCTTCAACTATGAAGGAAGAAATCAATCAATTAGTAAAAGAATCTCTTTCAGAACAAGATGATGAGCAAGAGGTTGACATAGATGCAAATGTTGATATTGATACTGATGATGCAGACACAGATGATGTTGATGCAGATGATGTTGATATTAATACAGACGCAGATAATATGGATGACGTGGACATTGATATTGACACTGATTCCGACACTCCGATAGATTTAACTGATGCTTCCGACGATGAAATTCTAAGGGTATTCAAAGCAATGGGTGAAGATGACGGTATCATCGTAAAAAAAGACGGTGAAAACGTTCATTTAACTGATAACAATGCTGATGTAGAATATCTCGTTAAGCTAGGTGAGTCTGAAGAAGACAAAAACTTAGATGAAACTATGGAATTTGATGATTTTGAAATCGAAAAAGACAATGATGGCACTGTTGATGATGCTAGTACCGATGAGGTAATTAGTGCAATCTTTGGTGACAGTTCAATGGACGAAGCAGATGATGTCGAAGAAGAAGGTGTTATGTACGAAATCGAGTTCGATGAGAACGAAGATTTAGAAGAATCTGATGATGTATATGAAGCAGAAGATTTGGAAGAATCTGATGATGTATATGAAGCAGAAGATTTGGAAGAATCTGATGACACTGACGAATCTGAAGACCTTGACGAGTCGTACAACCCTAAAAAGGCTAAAAAATCTGAAACTAAAGAGGGTAAATTGTCAACAAAAAAACCTAAAGGTGTTGGTTTAGGTAGTGGTCCTAAATTTTCTTATAAGTCATCTGAAAAAGGTGGTTTTAAAGAAGATAAAAAAGAAGGTCCAAAAACAATGGGCACAGGAAAACCTAAATTCGACTACAAGAAGGGCGAGAATATGGAAGGAAAATCTAAAGTTGTTAAGAAGGCAGAAACTAAAGAAGCTGCAAGAACTTTAGGAATGGGTTCAAAATTCAGAGAGGGTGGTTTACCAAAACCAAGAGCTCACTCTAAATTTAATCCAGATATTAAAAAGGAATCTTTAGAAGCAGAAGTTAAAATGCTTAGAGAAAAGAATGAAGAATATAGAAAAGCTTTAAATGTTTTCAGAGAAAAACTTACTGAAGTTGCTATATTCAATTCTAACTTGGCATACGCTACAAGATTGTTTACAGAACATTCAACAACTAAGAAAGAAAAAATTAATATTCTTAGAAGATTTGATGATGTTGAAACACTTAAAGAATCAAAAAATCTTTATAAATCAATTAAAGATGAATTGAATAAAACTGAAAGTACTTCAATTAATGAATCTGTTGAAAAGAAAATTAACAATACTGTTTCATCTGGTTCAGCAACTACCTTAATTGAATCAAAAACTTATGAAAATCCTCAATTCTTAAGAATGAAAGATTTGATGAGTAAAATTAGGTAAAAAAATAAATAAAAAAAACAAAATATTTTAAAATGGGAGCATTATTAGAATCAGGTCTTGTTGGTAACATCGGTCTTAAGCACCTTAAGGTTATCAAAGAAGACACAATCAGCAAATGGGACAAATTAGGATTCCTTGAGGGTCTTAAAGGTCACATGAGAGAAAACGTAGCACAGCTTTATGAAAACCAAGCATCTTATTTAATCAACGAAGCTTCATCTACATCTGACACAGGTGCATTTGAAACTGTTGTATTTCCAATCGTAAGAAGAGTTTTCTCTAAGTTGTTAGCTAACGACATCGTTTCAGTACAAGCAATGAACTTACCAATCGGTAAATTGTTCTATTTTGTACCTAACATTCAGAATTATGAGACAGGTGGTGGTCAGTACGATGATACTGGTATTCACTATCCTCCTTATGGAGCACCAAATGCAGACGCTGCACAAACTCCAAATTCTGGATACAACTACAATAATGGTAGAGATTTGTATGACAGATTCTACGAAGGTAACGAACCAGCATTAGACCCTCCAGGTTTATTTGATTATTCTAAAGGTCAGTTTTCAGCTATCACAGGTAGTGCAGTAACTGCAGTTTGGGATAACTCATCATTAAATCTTGTTGTTTCAGGTTACGGAACAAGTGACTACAGAAAAGTATTACTTATCATGTCAGGTTTCGCATCTGACGGAGCAGGTAAATTAATCGGTCCTGATGGTCAACCAATGGACAACGAAGCATTCCTTTCAGATTTAACAATTTGGGGAAGCACAGCTGGAACTAACCCAACAACTTTGGGTGGTGGTCCATACCTATTTAGAGTTGTAACTCAAAGATATGGTAAAGGTATCGTTCAGTACGGTAACAATAACGCAACTTCAGTTTTCCCTACAGACAAGACAGATGGTGGTCAATACGACGACCTTTGTACTCCAAACGGTGAAATCTATTTAGAAGTTGACTTACAGGTTCCTGTATGTATTACTTGTGGAGGTTCATTGGACGGTTACACAGGTTCAACATTCTCTTCTACAACAGTTGCAAACCAAGCGTTTACACCAGTTTATAGAATTTACAAGAATTTGGAATTCGAAGATAGAATCGGTGAGGTTTCTTTCGACCTTATGTCAGTAACAGTTTCTGTTACAGAAAGAAAACTAAGAGCACAATGGTCACCTGAGATGGCTCAAGACGTTGCAGCATTCCACAACATCGACGCTGAAGCTGAATTGACAGCTTTATTGTCTGAGCAAGTGGCAGCTGAAATCGATAGAGAAATCTTGAGAGACCTTAGAAAAGGTGCAGCTTGGAACCTTAGATGGGATTACAATGGTTGGAAGAGACTTGGTGGTATGGCACAACCTTACACACAAAAAGACTGGAACCAAACATTGATTACAGCAATTAACCAAATTTCAGCTCAAATCCATAAGTCTACTCTTAGAGGTGGTGCTAACTGGATTGTTGTATCTTCTGAAATCAGTGCTATTTTTGATGACTTGGAGTATTTCCACGTTTCAAACGCGGCTCCTGAGCAAGACCAATACAACATGGGTATCGAAAGAGTTGGTACTCTTGCTGGTAGATATCAAGTTTATAGAGACCCTTACTTCCCACCAAACCAAGTGTTAATGGGACACAAAGGTACTTCCCTACTTGATACAGGTTACATCTACGCACCATATGTACCTTTACAACTTACTCCAACAATGTATAATCCGTTCAACTTCACACCAATCAAAGGTATCATGACTAGATACGCTAAGAAAATGGTGAACAACAGATTCTATGGTAGAATCACAGTTGACGGTGTTAGAACATTCGATTTGAAAGAGTTGAGATAATATGGTCTAACCTTTATATAAAAGGGTCCTTCGGGACCCTTTTTTTGTTTTATAAAGTATTTATTATAAAGTTTATTTAAAATGATTAAGCAAACATGGAATATTGATGATAGTGAAAGAGTAAGAATCTTACAACTTCATGAGAATGCAACAAAAAAATTATATCTAATAAAAGAACAAAAAGAAAAAAGTTGGAGATTATGTGGATATGATATTTTTGAAGAGGGTGGAAAATATTATACTATTGTAGAGAGAGGGGTTAGAATGGAAGTTCCAAAATTATCAGAAGTTGAGGGAGTTATACAGAATGGTGATTTAGTTGTTAATGATGTAACACAAAGTGGTGTTGAATTAGGAGAACGTTTTAATTCTACACAACAATGTGCAAATAAAAAACCACTAGCTTCCGCAGGCTCTAGTGATTTATTTGTTTATTTTGATGATTTAGAATCAGGATTACCGATATTTGGTGTGATTGGTTATTATGGTAAAATGCAAACAGGGGAAGGAGATTTTATGGGACAAAAAATACCAAAAGATAAAGACGGTGTTGTAATTCACTATAAAAAAACAAGGTCCAAATCTTTTATAATTGAGGTTTCTCCTGCAATGAAAGGAAATCCTACAGTTGAAAGAAAACCAGAACCTCAACCAAATCCTAAGTTTGAAACATTGGAATTGAATGTTCAAAGTCCATTTGTTTTTGATAAAACAGATTTAACTCCCGAAGCACAACAACAATTCAATCAATTTATTGAAAATGTTAAGAAAAATTACCAAGGAGTTTCTGGTAATGTTGATGTTATAACATCCGCTTCCATTGACGCTAACCCCGTATCTAAGGAAAAATATAATATGGATTTATCAACAAGAAGAGCAAACGCAATTATTGAATTATTAAAATCTTCTTTAGGAAAAACATCGTTAACTTTTACACCAAAACCGATAGGTCAGACAGAACAATTTGCACCAGGAATGAAATGGCCTGATGTAAAAGACATTAATAAGACTGCACCAAATAGAAGATTGATTATTAAATTACCTAAAATAACAAGAGAAGTTAAATAATTTTAGACCCCACCCATAAGTGGGGTTTTAATTTAATATATAGATTTGTAAACTTTCAATACCACTATCATTTGTTGAATACAACACAATTAATTTGTTTGGTTTTTCAACATTGAACCCGTTGAATCCAACATATTCATAAGATTTAGTAGGACCATTATATTTTTCCCAATTTATGTATTTGTATGTGTGTGATGATAGATATTTTTCAGTTGTATACTTAGAAAAAACTTCATTATATTTCACTCTGTAAATAGATACGGTATCAATATTATTTTTTTGTAATACTTTTTCTAATTCTAATTTAGATTGGGGACTAAGTTTAGATGTGAAATTATGTTCAGTATCCCCAAAACAATATGTTTTTAATTCAACTGCACGTAATTGTGAGTATGAAACTACACCCATTTGTAAGAAAACCAAGAATAAAAAAAGTTTTTTCATCTATAAAATTTTTACAAAAGTATAAAAAAAAATCTTTACAACAAAATTTTTTAATTTATCAGTGTAGATTCATATCAGAAAGTGTTTTTAGAACGATTCCTCGATGTTAACAATAAATCTGATAAAGTACCTACGGAATTAAAAATAACCCCAAAATAGGTCTGAAATTGACTTAAATGGGGGATGTGTTGTTTAGTCCGATACCTTTTTATCTACTACCAAATTCTTTCATTAGAATTCTTAGTGATTTGGATATTACTTCACTTTCTTCTAAAGAAAAAATCCCTGATTTATATGAGTATTGTAAAGCTTGACTAACCATATAAATCGATTGGTCCAAGGTCAAATTTTCAATTAAACTATCAACATCTTTTAATGATTTGAATGCAATACTATCAAATAATAATCCTCCTGAGTTTTCTTGTTCCATAATCAAATTGTGAATATTTATATAGGATATATTATATGAAAATAAAATCAATAAAAGAAGCAACTAGTTCTGCAAGTGCAGGAAAATTTAAAGTACCTATTGTACTTGCCCCACAATTATGGAAAGATAAGGAATTAGGACCTTTTGTGGAACCAGTATCCCATTATAAAAATGCTGAACTAGCTTATGAAGAAGCTGATGGTGATTTTAAAGAATCTCCAGAAGAAAGAGAACGTAAAGAAGCTTTAACTGATAAAGTAGCCGAAGTAGATAGATATTTAAAACAATTTTACATGTATCAGAATGATGATGAAGGTAGTCCTTTAGGTCAATTGGAAGATGACCCTATGAGTAAGATTGAAGAACAATTACTTAGAGAGGATTTGGCTGTTTGGTTTGGAACAAAGAAAAAACCAAAGGGTAGTAAACAACCTAAAGGTCCGTGGGTTAATATTTGTAGAAAAAAAGAAGGCGGGGGACATCCTCCTTGTGGAAGACCCGAAGCGTCAGACAAAGGATATCCAAAATGTAGGGCAGCAGGAGTTGCCGCAAAAATGTCCGATTCACAAAAGAAATCCGCATGTCAACAAAAAAGAAGTGCGGAAAAAACACATTCTAAATCAGGAACAGGTAATAAACCTAAAATGGTTTCTTACAAGCCTAAGAATGAAAGTTTACGTGATTTAATTAAAAAAGTTTTGAAGGAAAACTTTTAACCTATTTTTTCTAATATATTCTTTAGTGAATGTTGTATGTTGGCTCTAATTTCAGATTCTAACGTTTTTCTTTTTTCATCTAAAACGTTATCAAACTTAGAACACAATTCATTATATTTTGCTGAATTTTGAAGGTAAACAGTATAACTATAAACGTGATTTATTAAGTTAATAGTACTAGCCTCCATGACAATATACATATTATAAGATTCATTCTTAATAATTCTTTTATTTGTCAATGGTGAATGACTCAATTCAGAATCTGAGTTTTGAATTAACTTTTCACAGATTCCTGAAGCGTAGTTTTCCTCATCAGTTATTATAGGTGATGGGTCGAATTTTTCTTTCAGATATAAAAATATTCTGAATAGTATTCTTGGTATAAACCCTACAACTTTATTTTCCATAATGCAAATATACGATTATTCGGTAAATTAACAATAGCTACCCGAACAATGTTTTTTACCGTCTGTACCAGGCATTTTACCTTTGCATACTTGTACCGCATATCCGTTTGCATATGCTGAAGGGTATACTTTGAATTTTGCCTTAGCCGCTGCCTTACCCCTTGAACATAATTTTGTTCCTGTCTTTTTTCTTCCCTCATTCATTTCCTCAAAATCAATATATTGTTTTTGTTTTTTTGTTTCATTCATCATAAAATCAAAAACTTGGTCCATATTTGTTTTTGCCTCGGTCACATGGTCATCCGCCCAATCATGACCATTATTCAAAATATCATCAATCATGTGAGGGTCTAATTCCAATAATCTTTCACACTGTCTTTTAATTTGTTGTAAATTACTGAAGAACATGTAATTTGCAGGTTCTTCCATTTGTTCCTGAAGAACTTTTTTAACAATTCTTTCTAAATCAGATTCGTTCATTTTCATAGTTTTTTTCTTTTCTAAATATTTTTCTAACGGCAAGTCGTTAGATTTTATTGGAGAATATGGCTTTTCTTCTTTCCACTTTTCACTTCTACTAACAGGGTTAGGATTAAAATATTTTTTTAAGTTTTTCATTCTTAGTGATTTTTGAAACATTTCATCTTCGTCTTCATCAGGAATGTAATTTTCAGGATAATCTGTGTCAAGATTATCTATATTTTCTTCATCATCTTCAAAATCAATTTCAAAATCGTCGTTAAAATTTTTCATATTATTTTTTATTTACAACATTAAAAGTTAATTGTTTCTTATAAGTATCTTTTTCACCTGAAGTGTTCACTTGGATATCAACATAATATTGATTTGGTATTTTATCTCTCATATCGAATATAAAATAATATTCATTTGGTGTTCTATTTATTGGTGTCCAATCTTGTACTTGTACTTCTGTTGTACCTTCTTTAACATATACTCTATAAAACGCTGAAATATTTTGTAAAGTTTGTTGTCCTGTATATGCTTTTTTAATTGTTACACCAACCTTTCTAATATCACTATTAAG